CAAATGATTGCACTGGAAGTTGCTGGAAAGAAAAATTCTGATGAATACACAAAACTTGCATCAAAGTATGGTCAAGTCACAAAACAAGCACAACTTGCAGATGCACAATTGAAGAAAATTGATTCACAAGTCGGTGACAATTTCAGAAATGTCGGAAATTACACTGGTGCAGTTGACAAATTGAAGAATGGTCTTGGTCAACTTGGACTTGCATTCGGTGTTGGTTCTGTCATTCAGTCTGGTGTCAAAGAATTAATGAATTTCAATCAACAAGTTGCAGATTTACAAGCAATCACTGGTGCTGGTGGTGCAGACCTTGAATTTTATGCAGAACAAGCAAACAAACTTGGTGTGAATGTTGAAGGTGGTGCAAGTGCAGTTGTTGAAGCATACAAATTAATTGGTTCAGCAAAACCAGAACTTCTTGAAAACGCAAAAGCACTTGATGCAGTGACACAATCTGCAATCACTTTGTCACAAGCATCTGGAATGACACTTCCAGAATCTGCAACTGCATTGACAGATGCAATGAATCAATTTGGTGCAAGTGCAGAAGAAGCAGACAAATTTGTCAATGTTCTTGCAAATGGTGCAAAATTCGGTTCTGCTGAAATTCCACAAATTACAGAAGCACTTTTGAAATTTGGTTCAGTTGCAAAATCAACTGGAACATCAGTTGAAGAATCCACTGCAATGATTGAACTTCTTGCAGAAAAAGGTCTGAAAGGTGCAGAAGCTGGAACTGCACTTCGAAATGTGATGTTGAAACTTTCTGCACCAGATGCACTTCCAAAGGAAGCACAAGAAAGACTTGAAGGTCTTGGAATTTCATTGACTGAACTTGCAAATCCAGCATTGTCAATCACACAAAAACTGGAAATGTTGAAACCATTGACAGAAGACACTGGTGCATTGATGAAAGTCTTTGGAACTGAAAATGCAACTGCATCACTTGCACTTCTTCAAAACACTGAAAGAATCAAAGAATTGAATGGTTCGATGTACGAACAAGGAACACATCTGGAACAAGCAAAGCAAAGAACAAACACACTTGGTCATGCATTGATGGAATTGAAGAATTCCTTCTTTGCAATGTTCACACAAATCGGTTCTGGTGGTGGTGCAATGCAGACTTTGATTGATGGATTGAAATATCTTGGTGCAAATCTTGGAACAATCATGACAATTGTCGGAAAAGTCATCAGAACATGGTTAATCTACAAAGGAACATTGAAAGCAATTCAAGCACAACAATGGATTGCAAATGGTGGTTTCAAAGAACTTGGTGCAACATTGTTGAAAAACATTCCATACACACGTGCATATCGTTTGGAACAAATTCAACTTTCAAGGTCACAACAAATGGTTGGAACAACTGCAACTGCATCTGGAACTGCAATGAAAGGTGCTGGAAATGCAATGAAAACAATTCCATTCGTGTTGATTATTTCATTGCTTGTTGAATTATTCAATTGGTGGTCAAATGTTGCATCTGCAAGTGCAGAAGCAAGAAGACAAGCAGATTTGTATAAACAAGCACAAGAAAGGGGTGCAGAAAATGCATTGAAATTGTCAGAAGCAACAAAAAAAGCATACGATGAAGAAATCAGAAAGTCAGAACTTGCATATCGAAAGCGAATTGCACTTGCAACATCCAGTGCAGAAAAAGCAAAACTTGAAAAAGAAATGGCTGAATCAAACATCAAGATTCAAGAAAAATATATTCAAAAATCAAAAGATGGAATAACTGCACAAAAAAAGAACATTGCACAATTGAAATCAGATTTGTCTGTCTTGACAGAAGGTGATGCAAAAGCATCTGGACTTGTTCGTGCTGGTTTGATGCTTATGTCAGAATCAGAACTTGCACAAGTTAGTGCAACATTGAAAAAATATGGTGTTTCACTTACTGGTGCATTCAATTCATGGAATATTTCAGGAATTGAAAATGTTGTGACAAACTTGAAAGCTGGAATTGCACAAGGTGATGCATCAATAATTCAATTTGGTCAAGATACAAAAGCATTCACTGACATAAGTGATGAAGCAAATGTTGCACTTCTTGAAGCATCACAAACAACAGAAGACTATTCAGTGAACATCCAAAAAACACATGAAAAATTCAATGGTGCAAGTGATGGTGCAAAATCATTCACAACTGCACTTTCAGATGTCAATGACTACATTCAGGAATCAATTGATTTGATGCAACAACTTGAAGAAATTTATCAGAATCGTGCAGTTGCAGAAATGACAAAAGAAATTGAAGCAATAACTGAAAAAGCAAAAGCACAAGCAGAAACTGGAAATGTTGTTATGGGTGTGACATTGAAACAAGCAACAACACCAGAAGAACAAGAAGATGTTGACAAAGCAAACCTTGAAGCATTAAACAATGCAAACACTGAATTGAATGCAAAAATTGCTGAAAGATATGCACTTGAAGCAAAAAATCTTGAACAAAGAAAGCAGTTTGCAGTCAATCAAATGGTCATTGACAATGAAATTGCAAAAGAAGCAGAACTGAACAAGTTAATTGAACAAAAAATTGAACTTCTTTCACAAGAAGGAATTCAAAAAGCAGACAAAGCCAAAATTGAAGCAGATTTTCAAGCAAAATTGAAGCAACTTGACATTGAAAATGCACAACGTGATGATGATTTGCGATTGAAAACACTTGTTCTTGATGAAAAACTTGTTGATGACCAGAAAAAACTGGAAGATGACAAGGTGAAAGCAAAAACAGATGCAAATCAGAAAATTCTTGATGGAAATAAAAAATTCAACAAGGAAAATGCAGATGACAAAGCAAAAAATGATGCAGATGAATTGAAAAAAGAACAAGAAAAGCAAAAAGCAATTCAAGAAGTCATCAAAGCAACAACTGATTTCTTCATAAAAAAGTCAGAAGAAAAGATTGCACAACTTGACAAGGAAATTGCAAGTGCTGAAAAGACACAATCAATGCTTGAAGACCTTGCAAAGAATGGAAATATCACTGCACAACAATCACTTGCAGAAAACCAGAAAATCATTGATGAAGCAAACAAGAAGAAGGAAAAGGAACAAAAACGAATTCAAAGAATCAAACTTGCAGAAACTGCATTGACAACATATTCACAAAAAGTTGAATCTGGTTCAAAAACACCACTTGCAGACACCATCAAAGACATTGCACTTTTGCAGACTTTCATTGCAACAATTCCAGCATTCGAAGATGGAACAGAAGACACTGGAAAGAATGGTCATGGTGTTGATGGAAAAGGTGGTTTTCATGCAATACTGCATCCAAATGAACGTGTTGTTCCAAAACATTTGAATCAACAAATTGGTGCAATGTCGAATGAACAACTTGCAAAACTTGCAACTGAATCAAGAACTGGAAGTTTGATGAAAGGTGACTTTCAATCTGCATCTGCACTTGACACTGCACTTCTTGCAAACAAGATTGATTTGTTGACTGAAACCATCAGAAACAAACCAGAAACAAACATTGAACTTGGTGAAATCACACAATCAATGATGGAAATCGTGAAGACAACAAAAACTGGAAATACTAAAATTTTTAACAGATACAAAATCAGACCATGAAACACTTTTTGAATGACATTGAAATTTCACCACGAAATCGGACTGACATCGGAATTGTTTCTGATTTCACTGGAAATCCAGAAGTGATGAAATTGACAACTGACAATGTAATTTTACCACGTGAAGGAAATGAAATCATCAGAAATCACATTCAATCACAAGGTCTTTTTGAAGGTGTTCCATACAGAATTGAACTTGATGGTGGTGTTGTCCTGAATTACTATGTTGACCTTCTTGATTCAGCAACTAAATTCAAGAATTTTGAATGTGAAGTTGCATTGAAAAAAAGGAAAGGTGAAGATGACTTTTTCGACAAAGCATCTGGTGCAACATTTGAATGGTTTCTTGCAAAAGGTGTGAACTACAATCTGGAATCAATTCCATACGTGGTTGTGACACCAAATCAAGTGGAACAAGCAATTTCACTTTTGATTTCACTTTATGTGATGGGAAAAGAATTGATTTCTGCTGGACAAGCAGTTGTTGATTCAGTTGCAGAAGTGATTCAAGCATCAACACCAAATCTTGGTGTTCCACCATCAGTTGACACTGGTGACATCATTGTTGCAGTCATCAAAGGTCTTGCACGTGTTGCATATTTCTTTCTTGTTCTTGCACTTGTCATTGACCTTGCAACACAACTTTTCATGTTGTTATTTCCACCGATTCGTTTATTTTTAGGATGTAAATTCAAAGAATTGATGACAAAATCATGTCAACATCTTGGTTTCACGTTTGAATCAACACTTCTTGATTCAGAACCAAACTGGACAATTCTTCCAGTTCCACTTGTGAAAAATAGACAATCAATTTTTGACTACCAACCAGCATTTTTGAACAATGCATTCACAAAAGGTGTTCCTTCTTCATCAGACACAACACCGACATTGCAATCATTCATTGAAGGAATGCAAACAATGTTCAATGGACAAATCAAAGTGAACAATGGTGTTGTCAGGTTTGAAAGACGTGACTGGTGGATGAATCAAACAACAAATCAGTTGATTCCAGCACTTTCACTTCAATCTGAACGTGATGATGAATTTCAATACAACACCGATGAAGTCTGGAAAAGATATTATATCCATTATCAGACAGATTTCACTGAACTTCATTCATGTGATGGAACACTTTATGACATCCACAATTGTGAATTTTCAACTGAACCGACATCATTTGTCAATCAAGATTTGGTTTCAATCAAAGGTCTTCAAGATGTCAACATTCCTTTTGCACTTGGTGCAAGAAAAGAAAAATTGAACTGGTTGGAATCATTAGCAAAAGCACTTGCAAGTGTGATTGATGCAGTCACTGGTGTCTTTGGTGGTGGAACAAACTATGAAGCACAAATCGGTGACAGAAAGAATGTCTTGATGATTTCACAACAATTTTTTGCAACAACAAAAGTGTTGTGGACAATCAATGGAAGACAACCAGTCAATTTCAAAGACAAAGTCGGTGCAATTCAGTTGTGGAATAAATATCACTACATCCAGCAGATTCAGGAAAATGACTGGATTCTGAAAAGTGATGTCAGAATTCAAATGACATCAAATGATTTCGTAACTTTGCAAGACAACAATTTTGCAATAATTGATGGACTGATGTGTGAAATTCTGAATTGTGAATGGATTGATGAAAAATCCTTTGCGAAAATCACATATAAACAAAGAAATCAATATGCAACTGGACACGTTTACACACTTCAAATTGATGCATGATGAAACAAAATGAAACATTGAAAATGCTGGAAGGATTGACAAAAAGTCTTGAAGGAATTGTTGAATTTCAAAAGAATGCAATTCAGCAGATTCCAGATGAACACATCAATCTGAAAATTAAAGCAACAAATGACATCGAATCACTTCTGGAATCAATGAAAAAAGGTGAACTTGAAAAAATAATTGAAATTCAAAAAAGATATGCCGATTCAAATAATTAGTCAGAATTACACTGACCTTTTTGGAAATACAAAACCATTTTATCAATGTGATGCTGGTGACAAAATTCGTGCATCAATTGTTGTGAAATCATGGATTTCTGCATCAACTGCAACTGCTGGAACATCATTTGTTTTGAATCCAATTGACAACATTGTCACTGCATCTGGTTCAATCAATTGGTTGACAGAAGGATTTCGAATCGGTGACTTTGTTCAGTTTGGAAAATTCACTGCTGGTGGTTCTGTCATCACTTCATGGATAACACAAGTGACAAATGTGACATCAACTGATTTGGATGTCAATTCAATTCCAACATGGATTGCAAGTGGTTCTGGTGAAATCATTCAGGTGACTTCATTGAATATCACGTATGGACAAAAAAGAAGTTCAGTGGTCATTGATGTCAATCATGTTGCAAATGGTTCTTCTGGAAGCAGTTTTTCACTGATTGATGGTGAACAAACAAGATTCACATTCAACTTGTTAACTGCAACAACAACACCACAAAGTGCAATTCAAATTGGAAATCAATCTGGACAATTCAAATCTGGTGTTCAAATCACTGATGTGACACAATCAATCACTGGTGTTCCACCATCATCATCAAATATTTTGTATTATCGAATTGATTTCAAAATCATTCAGTCAGGAATTTATGAACCTTCATATTTTGCATTCGGAAATTGCTTGAAATTCAATTCAAATTTGAATTTTCAAAGAATTGCTGGTGAACCTTCAAACAACTATTTGTTGAAATTGAATGAAGATGCAGACACTGGTTGGTTTGATGAAGCATTCAATTCAGGAATTCCAGAAGCAACACTTGTTCAAGGTGTTTCAGAACTTGCATTCGATGCACCGACAACATTTCAAATTGTCATTGATTCATCTTCTTCATTCTTTGGAATCGGTGCATCTTATATTCCAGACAATGAAACATACTACAAAAACAAACTGCAAAGTCAGTCAGAACTTGGAATGACAATTGAAACATCAATTCTTCCATTGTTCACACCAATTTCTTCACCATTGAATCCAGTTGGTGCTGGATATACGATGGAAATAATTTCAAACACATCAGTTGGAACAATTTTCACAATTGATGTTGTCTTCACACCAAACACTGATTTCAACACATTCATGGATTCTTGTGATGAAGGTGACAGACTTTTCAGATTGTGGTTCAAATTTGGAAATGTGAATCTTTTGGTTTTCAATGACCAGATGATTTCAAATCCACCAATTGGTGGACTTTTGGACATGGTTGTTTCAACATATCTTGACCATTCAGAAAATGTGACAGATTCAGGTGTTGTCAGTTCTGGATATTCAGCAGACATTGAAGATGACCTTGCATACATTGGAAAATTAAGACTTCCATTGAATGACAATTCGATTGAATCATTCACTGCAAGAATTGAAGCATTCAATGCAACAACTGGTGAATCATTCACACTTCAAAATGCATTTTTCAACATTGCATCAATTCCATTTGTTGGTGGAAAATACATCATCAATCAATCACAAGCAATTGTGACAACACTTCCAACAACATCAGTCAAAAGAAATGCACTTCTGGTTCTTGAACCATCAATTGACACGATTGATGAATATGGTGTGAAAATATACTTTCCTTTTTTATATCGGTGGGAATACTGGTTGCAACAACTGAATGCAGATTCAGATTTTTATCCAAATGACCAAACAAAAAACTGGTTTGAATACGGAAATCATCCAGACTGGACATTGAATCTTCATCTTGAACTGGTTCAAGGTGGTCTTGCATACATTTTTGATGACAAAATCATCTTGAAAAATTACGATGCAGATGACAACATCAAATCCAAAATTGAACTTTTCATCGATTCCACAAATCAAAATGTTGGAATTGTGACAGAAGGTCTTTTGATGCGTGTTGTTGGAACACATGAACTTGTCAATGGTCAAGCATGGAATCAGTCTTCAATTTGGGGAATGTTGACAATTGAACCAAAAGAATCTGCACCACGATGGATTTCATCCACGATTGTTCCAACAGATTTCAATTCACTGAATCCATTGTCACCACTTTCTGGTGCATTGTGTGACTTGACTTTTCCAACACCGACAATTGCACGAATGGAATGTTTCTTCAATCCAGACAAAATCAATCTTGAAAATGGTGTGAAATTCACAACAAAAATCAAAGGATGTTCAGAATTTTACATCAAAGGAAAATTGAAAACTGATGGAACTTTGAAACAAAAAACTGATGGAACAATAAAACAAAAATCTTAAAAAATAAAAAAATGGCTAACGAAAAAATTCACGAATATCTTGATTCTGCAACACTTTCAGATGTTCAAACACTTCCAGTGATGATTGATTGTGATGTTCAAGAAGTCGGTGGTTGGATTTCAAAACAACTGGATGTGAAGAACATCATTGATGCATCAAATGACACTGGAACAAGAATCTTTGGTCAATTCCACGATGACACAATTCAACTTCACACAAGTTTGAACACACCAAAAGCAATGGAATTGAATTCAACTGATTTCAACAATGGAATGTCAATTGTCAATGATGGTTTTGGAAGACCAACAATCATCAAAATTCCAGTTGATGGAATTTACAATTTGCAATTTTCTGCACAATTGAATCGGACATCTGGTGGTTCAGTTGCACAAACATCAATGTGGTTCAGACAAAATGGTGCTGACATACTGAATTCAAACACACACGTTAATGTGAATGCAAACACAACATATCTTGTTGCATCTTGGAACATATATCTTGATTGTCAAGCAATGGACACAATTCAAATGATGTGGTCAGTTTCTTCACTTTCAATCAGACTTCTTGCAGAAACACCAGATTTGGTTGTTCCACATCCAGCAACACCATCATTGATTGTCACAATTAGCAAAATTTAGAAAATATGTGTGAATGTATTCGAATTGAATTCATGGTTTCTGGTGAAACTGCAACAACAACAATTGAAAGTCAAACTGGTGGAACATATAATGGTTTCAATTTTTATCAATGGAATCATCTTGGTGTTGATTATTTTCTTTATTACAACAATTCTGGTTCTGGTCAGTGGGAAGTTTCAATCGGTGGTCTTGGATTTCCAGCATTTCCACTTGCAACTGCATGGAAGGATTCGACACCACCATGTCCACCACTTGGTTCAATTCCAGTCTGGATTCCAAATTCAACATTTGACATTTTCACAACAATGGAATGTCTTCCGATTGAAGATTCATGTGATTGTGGAATTGATGTCAATGGTGTCAATCAATTACAAGGTTTTTCATTTCAAGTTGTTGCAACTGGAACATTCAATGGAAGGAATGCATATCAATGGAATGGAAATATTGGAAATGGATTTGAAAGTTTAGTGATTTATTGGAATTTTACAGAATGGATTTTTGAAGGTTCAGTCAGTGGTCAACTTGCACGTTTGCAATACAATTCAAATTGTCCATTTGGTTTTTGGTTTCCGAATTTGAAACAATTTCAAATGACTACATCTGCAACTGAATGTCGGACTTGTGGAATTGAAGAAAGAATTTTTCGTGAATACGATTCAATCAGACTTCCAGAAAACTTTGAAGAACCGAATCGTGGTTTGAAAGGATGTTGTGAATGTGAATACTTGGTTTTTGGTTCTGGAAGTTCATCAACATTTGAAAATGATGTCACCAGTGCATGGATGAAATTGTCAAACACATCTGACATCATCACATTTGTTCTGGAAGATTCACATGGAAATGCAACAAATTACATTCCAACACCACAAGCATTCATCAATGAACCTTTTGCATATTACACAACCATCAGATGGAAAGATGTGTTGAATTCAGATGGTGAAGGATGTTACACATTGAAAATTCAATATGAAATCAGTGGAATTGTTGGTTTTGTGATTTGGGGAAATTTTAAGTTGCAGAATTATTCAATCCAAAACACACTAAAAACTGCACGTGTTCGTGCATTCTTCAATGCATATCATGAAATGGAACAAATTGACTTCACAAATTCAAATGTTGAATCATCTTTTCGTTTTTATGGTTTCATCGGAAATCGACAACCAAACACTGAAATTGACAACATCATTTATCAAAATCGTGAAATGAAACGTGTAATTCGTGAAAACCTGAATCAATACGAAATCATCACTGAACCAGTTTTTGAATGTTTCACCAGACCTTTGATTGAATTGTTCTTGTTGTCAGAAAATGATTTGTTCATTTCAGACTACAATGCACACAATCATTCATATCGAATTCAAGACCTTCCAGTGATTGTTGAAGAATCTGCAACACTTGACTATCTTCCATTGTCAAGATATGCAATTTTGAAGTGCAAAGTCGGTGACAAATTCAAAAACAAACGAACACATTTCTGAAAATAGTGACTAACTTTGAAAAAAAATAAAAAATGGAAAGTAAATTGAAAATATATGAATTGAAAAATGTTGGAAATTACATTTTTGTCGATGAATTTTTATACAACAAAGAAATAGATGAACGTGAATTGACTGAAATGACAGAATTTCAAATTTCAAATTCAAGAATCAATTCAGTGACAAATGTCATCAATGATAAACTTCAAAGAATTGCAGTTTCAATCATTGCAAACAACTTCAATTTGTTCACTTTTCAGAAATACACTGAAATTTCAATCATGAATGAAGTTCCAGTTCTGGATTCCGATGGAAATGAAACTGGTGAATTCACAACACAAGTTTCAATTGAATACATGGACAATGAATTCTTTTGCAATGGAATTCAAATGTCATTTGAAGAAATGATTTTTTCTTTTCTTTCTGAATACACTGGTTTTTCAATTTCAAAATTGATTCCACCAAAAGAAGCAGTGACAGATGGACAAATCAAAGAACAATTGTAAAAAATGAAAGGAATGGAAAATTTGACTGATTTGGTTGCAATGTCAATTGGTGTTGTTGGTGCATTGTTGAAAGGAATCAAAAAGAAATTTAACAAATCAACAATTTTCATTGGAATGTTGATTGCTGGTGTTTTGACATACGCAACAACTGGACTGATTGAAATGTTCTTCACTGATGTTTCACAAAAGGTCATCATCTTGATTTCGTTTTGTGTTGGATGGATTGCAAATGAACTGACTGAAAAACTTGATGATTTTGTGAATGATGTTTATGACATTGTCATTGACTGGATTCGAAGAAAATTCAATTCAAAAAATAAAAAACCATGAAGAAAACACTAATT